AATTAACACCATAGGCATGCTTCCAAGATTAACCCATTGACTTTCATCTATCTTCTGTATACCAACACGCTTCTCTATCTTCCAAGATTCTCCAGGCTCCAATTGCACGCTATAGTTAGAATAGAATTTTCCATATGACCAAGTCAGGTCAGGTTCACATGACGGATCCCAACCAATAGTTGTTGAAGCAGGTAAAGTATAACTCGGTCTTGCTACAGTCCTTCCAATCCATATCTTCATCATAACTGAATTCGTTGAACTGGTATTTCGGGCCATCATACCCCAAATTCCACCACGTAGGACAACATCTCCTACAAACAACGGGGGAGCAATAGCTTGATCCGTTGAACGTAATCCACCATCAACAGTCCAAAATGTAGTTGTATTCAAATACAATGGACGGAATTCGATCTGTGTTGTTGTATCAGTGCTTGCTTGAGTAGCCGCAGTAAAAGGTACAGCTTTAATCGACCTCCAATGTTGGGACATCAGAGTATCCTTCCAGAGAGCATTTTTCCATGATCTCCTAGATAACTTCCTAGCTCTAAAGTTTAAAGACACAGCTTTTGTATCTTTACTTGTAGAATTTGACACGTTCCTGCGTTTACGTGTGGTAAACCTTCTTCTTTTTCTCAAACCTCTCTTCCCTTTCATTCCCCATGATCTAGACGCAATAGCGTATGTTCTTTTACGATATGCCATGTCTTACTCACTTTCACAAGTGAGCGCGGATGAAGCTACTGTCATGTATAACGGTGTATTTATAGGGGTTCCCTGCCTGCGGCAGCTGATGCCGTGTACCATAGCCTTCGGCTCTGTTGTCGGGCTATTCGCCCTCCACCTCGCGGCTGCGGCGCTCGGGTTTTACATTTAACGTTCGCTTCGCTCACTCGCCATTAATATGATAATAATGGGAAATCTTATGAAAACATGATATCATTTTATTCCATATGTGTAATTACAATCCTGCGTAACAACGCAGGTAATTGAGGATTAACCTCATCACCAAACTTAAATATATCACTAGGATGAAAATTACTCGTTACAACAAACTTATCAGCATATAAAGCAATCATTCCACCTTTATTTTCAACTAAACATTTGTACCTATCAAACCATCTTAATAGGTGATTAATATCAATACCACCTGGACCGAAATCATCAATGATTACTTCTTTCTCGCACATGTATCCATTCCACCACTTGGTTCTTGGTTCCTTGATGTAAGCATCTGGGTATAATTCGTGGGCAGCTCTAGATTTCCCCACACCGGGTGGACCATGGTACCATGAGACCATAATTCCCGGTCTAATGATCGGGGGCTTGAGGGACAAAGCGTTTCGGAGCATGTTAGATCCACTAAAGATGTACGTTCCGGGGAAATCATTGGAGTATTCAACCACTCCTCTATTTCCTTGTTCGACGGCAGCCATGAAGGCTTTGGCAAGATCGTCTCTGTTGCTTGCAGCGGCGCCCTCATTGATTCGACCTCCTTCGATAAAATTTCCATCTTTGCTGCAATAAGTTCTATTTTGTCTAGCAGTACCTCTTGCGCCTTGTATATGGCACCTACTGCCGAGTTTATCCCGTACAGCATCGAAAGTACTCCGTCTTCGAAGCGAGGCGTACCCCTGGAGATGAGGAGTTCCTGAATCGCCGACTTCTCGGCCGATGATCCAGTATTTTGCTTCTTGCTCAAAGAAGCTGGTAATTCGAGGGATATCTTCCTCTTCGACATAGTTATTCAGTGTAAAACAGAAAGCCCTAAAGCGGGAAGGGAGAGGTATGGAAGACATGGAAAAATGAAACAACACAGCTTTATTTATAGGACAAGCATTACAAAGGACGGGACAGGCGTCGGGGGTAATACTATACCCCGACGCCCGGCCACACGTTACATTACTCAACACGTTACATATCACGTAGTACCAACAGAGTCAGCACTAAAACTCAAATTATAATAAGCCTCAAAATTAATAGTCGTCGCAGTTGCGTGTGCAACATTCTGAATACTAATTAACACCATAGGCATGCTTCCAAGATTAACCCATTGACTTTCATCTATCTTCTGTATACCAACACGCTTCTCTATCTTCCAAGATTCTCCAGGCTCCAATTGCACGCTATAGTTAGAA